ATGCTGGAAAACCATATAAATATATTGCGTTAGATACTGTATCTGCATTAGAGGAAATGTGTATACCGTATGCAGAGTATTTATATTCTAAATCCCCTAGACATACCCACTGGGGCATACAATAGTGATGTTGTATGAAAAATCTCTTTAATTGCTGGAATAACTTAATCATATGGGAATTTTGTTATATGGGAATATATTATTAAATTGTAGTATAACCTAATAACTAAAAATATGGAAAGTCAATCAGCAGCCAAGCATTGTAAAAAATCATTAGTAGATGAAAAAATAATAGGTAAAACATTTAATATGATAGAAGTTTTAAGTTTTTCACATATTAAAAATCGTAGAAGATTTTATAATATTAAATGTTTAAATTGCAATAGTAATTCTTATATGAGAAGTGATAGATTTACAGGAACTCAAAAATTAAATACTTGTAAAAATTGTAGACAAAGCAATGCAATTTTAAAAAGCATAAATAGAGCAAAACCTGATACTGTATATAATGTATTATATTTGCAATCTGCAAATGGTGCAAAAAACAGAAATCTTGATTTTAAACTATCATTAGAAGAATTTAAAAAAATTATATCTGATAATTGTAATTATTGTGGAAAAGAACCTGTAATTTCAGGAATTTCAAAAAATTATAATAAAACAGATATTCCTGTTAAAAATAATGGTATAGATAGACTAGATAATAAACTAGGTTATACAACTAACAATTGTGTATCATGTTGTAAAATGTGTAATTTTATGAAAAAAAATTATACAATATCTGAATTTTTAAATCATATATCTACTATCTATAAATACAATGAAGGTTCAACGACTATCCCGCAAGGGAGTACACTATAAGCTAAGGATAGTGGAAACAGGAGAGTTCTTGAAAAAGAACGTGATATAGTCTAATCTATATAGAAATATATAGCAGTTCATGAGATGCGATCTCTGAGAACGTATGTAAAGGTTGCGTTTTACATAGAATATAAATGATGGGTGCCAATTGGTTTGCAGTAGGTAAACCTAAACATGGAAACATTTTGAACCTTGCAATGGGTGCAGGATATCCTTGGTTACGTCAAGCATTTGAAGATGTAGTAAAAAGATTTAAAGCAATTACACCTCACTTAATTTTAGTAGGTCACGTTAAAGATACCATGCTAGAGAAAAATGGTAACACATTTGAATCACTTGATATCAACTTAACAGGTAAGTTAAAGATTTTTACCACTTCCAAATCAGATGCAATTGGTTATCTTTACAGAAAAGGTGACAAAAATATCTTGAGTTTTAAAACACAAGATGAAGTTGTATGCGGTGCACGACCAGAACATTTAAGAAATAAGGAAATTATACTTTCTGAAATTGCTGAAGATGGTTCTTTTCAATCACACTGGGATCAAATATTTATAGATTAATAACAATTAAAAAAACAAAATTATGTCATTCGGATTAAACAACTTTACGCCTTCAGAAGGCAATTATGTATCAAAAATCTTATTACCAGGTACACACACATGTAGAATTATAGATTTAAGATTAGAAAAAACTCCTTACGATGCTGAACAATACAATTTGATTTTTGTATTGGAAGGTCCAGACTTAGGTGAGGATTTTAAAGGTGTCGATATTAACAAATTAGACCCTTCAAAAGGTACATATAAAGGACAAATTGCTTCTGTAAGAGCTAGTCAATATGCTTTTAAAGACTGGGAATATAAAGGTAAAACTATTAAGAGAGATGATTCCATCCAAAGTTTCTTGGGTGTATTCTTAACTCAAGTAGGATTGCTTAATAAGTTCCAAGAACTTGGTATTGAAGCTGATACAATTGACGAATTGGTAACAAACGTTAAAGCGTTTATTGCTAAACCTTCTTTAACATTTGCATTTACAATTGGTGCTCAAAGATATTATAAAGATGGATCTGAATATCCAAATTATTCTCTATTTTTACCAAAGAAATCTGAAGGAAAATATGCTTATGCAAAAGATGAAACAGATCCTAAATTGATTGAGTTCAATGAATCAGTTCATGTGTATGAGAAAAAAGCACCTGAAGTAACAGAAGAAGTAACAAGCTTTGCACCTGCTGCAAGTAATGTTTTTGCTGCTAGTGCTCCAGTTTTCCAAGATAATCTTAACGATTTGCAATTACCATAGTTAAATTTTTTATTTTTAAAGGTAAGGGTAGATGTAATGTCTACCCTTTTCTTTTAATATTAGTAGTATGTTTACATTAAATAATTTTATAGTCGATGTCAATAGTGTACCTGCTGATTGGATTTTTGAAAACTATCTAGATATTCCTGACAAGCTTATGGGTCAACGCATAAGAATGAAGAGTTTATTTAACTTAAAGGACAATGATCCATCAATGTATATTTATTATGATTCTAGAGAAGGAGTCTATAAGTATAAATGTTTTTCTACTGGTAAACAAGGAAGAGCTGTAAATTTAATGATGCATATATGGAATCTAGGATTTAAAGATGCTGCAGAAAAAATACTAACTGATTATGGTTTGTATTTAAAATCTGGAAAAACCTTAGAAAAAAAAGAATTCATTGATACAAAATGGATAATATCTGATTTTGAAGTTAGAAATTGGGTAAAAGCAGATGCAAATTACTGGTTACAGTTTAATATAGGTAGTGAATTATTACAAAAGTATAATGTAAAACCTTTGAGTAGTTATACCATGAGCAAGAGTATTAATGGTGTAAGTACAGAAGAAGAGTTTACTGTTTCACATGGTTCTATATATGCGTATATGGATAGTAATAATCAACCTTATAAGATTTACCAACCGCTTAAATCAAATAAAAAATTCTTAAAAATACTTGATCATACTCAAGGTTTTGACCAATTAGAAGGTAAAAAATATTTAATTATTACATCTTCTTTAAAAGATTGCATGTCTATAAAAAGCATTCCTTCGCTAGATGTAGATGTCATTGCACCACATAGTGAGAACTCTAAACTGTCACCAGAGTTTATTAAAACACTAAAAGATCAATACGATGCTGTTGTTACTTATATGGATAGTGACAAAGCAGGTATTGATAGTATGAATCATTATCTTAAAAACTATAATATACCGTTTTGCTATATACCTATTGAGAAAGATTTTAGTGATATAGTTAAACACCATGGTATTAGCAAGGCGGTTTATAGTTTTATACCCGTTTTAGATAAAGCTATTGCAAAGTATGTAGAATTGAATAAAAATTCTATAGATTTGTAAAAACTTTATTTATGGAAAATTGGATTTTACCTTCATACAATGACAAAGTAGTAACAAAATTAGAAGACATCCCTGATTATCAGAATGTTACAGGTTTTGTTTATAAGATTACTCATGTTAAAACTGGTAAGTTTTACATTGGTAAAAAGAGTTTGGAGTTTACTAGAAAAACAACAATAACTAAAAAAGAAAAAGCAGAAACAGGAACTCGAAGAAAAACTAAAAGAGTTTCTAGAGCTTCTGATTGGATGACTTATTGGGGAAGTTGTAAAGAGTTAACTGCAGAGATTAAAATAGAAGGTAAACATATGTATAAACGCGAGATTCTTGAATTGTGTTGTACTAAGAAATACTTAAACTATTGTGAGTTGGCATATCAAATTAAACATGATGTGTTGACTTCTAATAGTTATAATGGTAATATTCTTGGTAGATATTTTTTAAGAGATATGCAAAATTGTAAGTAAATGAAAGTATTTAAAATGCCAACGCAAGCAGAATTACTGCAAAAAGAAGAAGAGTTCTTCTCTAAAAACTTTATGATGTCTTATTCAGGTTTGAATAAGTTGTTATTTAGTCCAAAATTGTTTTACATGCACTATATATTAGGGCAGAAAGACGATACATCTGACAAAAACATGATTGAAGGTAAACTGATTCATTGTTTATTTTTAAATCCTGAAGATTTTGAAAAAGAATTTGTTCTTATGGCAACAGATATACCGAGTGATAATCCAAAAGAAGTATTACAAAGACTTTATTTTCATTATTCAGAACTAAAAGAATCAGGAGATCCTAGATATCTTCTTGAGCATTTTGAGTATGCAATACTTGATATTCTAAAAGATATGAATTTGTATCAATCTTTAAAAACAGATGCACAACGTATTGAAAAAATCATTACTGATAAACACAAGAGCTATTGGGAATATATGCAGAACTGTGAAGGTAAGATTAAGATTGACAAAGCAATGTATGACAATGCTTTAGATGTAGTAGACGTAATCAAAGCTTCTGATCAAGTTATGAAGCTTATGGGTTATGTTACAGAAAACATTACTGACAATGTTGAAGTGTTAAATGAAATAGAACTTGCTGCTTTCCCTAAAAATATTCCTTTTGGGTTAAGAGGTTTTATAGATAATCTTGTTATTGATCGCACAAACAAAGTGATTAGAGTAAACGATTTGAAAAAGACAAGTAAGGATATTAATTCATTTGTTGATTCTATTGAGTATTATAGATACTGGATACAAGCGTCTATTTATTATGCATTAGTAAAAAATGTATACTTTAGTAAACCAGAGTATGCTGACTATGGTTTTGAATTTAGATTCATTGTTATAGATTCTTATATGCAAGTAGGACCAATTAGAATATCTACTGACACATTAAAATTGTGGATTAAAGATACTAATGCTAAATTAAATGAAGCTGCTTATCATTTTGAAAACAGAAACTTTGATTTACCATTTTCATTTTTAATAGATAAAGAACTAATATTATGATAAAAGATATTTATCGCAAGTATTTTCAAAAGTCTTATAACTTTTTGTATCCTTTGTTGAATATAAAGAAGAGTTATAAGATAAAACCTAAGCAGACATATATTGTATGGGATGGCGTTTACGATAAAACTGCCAGAAAATTGATATGCGTCTATAAAAGAGATGTTAACGAAAAGTGGTTACAGTTTGAAAAAGAACAACTTATACCACATAAAATGTTAGAATCATCTTTTACGATTGATGACAAAACAATAATTTACATATTTAACTTTAATATTTACAAAGATGACTTTGATAATTTTATTAAAGGTAAGTATTCTCAATTGACAACATACGCTAAACAGGTGTTGGGTGACTATTATGGTATCCATACACCTGAGTGGGTGTTTATTGAGTCTTATTTGTTTCCAGAAGTATACTATGACAAGTATGCTGAAATTCTTGGAGTGGATGTAGAATTGTTGAAAGGTGTTGGCGAATTATGCGAATGCTACAATGAAGAAAAAGAAACGTGCGTGCTAAAACATTCACAAATACACACTGTTTAAAATAAAAATTATGCTAAAAACAATGATGGTGTATCACGCAGATTTTAATGGAGATGATACATTTAAATTATTACCTTTGACAGACGCTTGTCCGTACAATGAAATATTGTATGATCCAAGTACAAGTATTCTTGCTGTAATCAGTAAAGAGTATAAGGAAACTCCGCATATGTTTCCTAGAATGAAATCAATAATTGACTTATCAAAAAAATCAGAAGAGAGGTTGATGATGGATACGTATTATGAATACTACATTGAAAATGTTGAAGATATGAAATATCTTATTCATAATGTTGCTATAAATCCTTTTCATCCTTCATTGAATGTTTTAAATAATAAAGACTAACATGCTAAAAAGAGATCGTAAATTTTGGATAATGGATTATGAAACAATTGTTTTTTATAATTTATAGTTGCATAATACACTTTTATTTATTACATTGTTTATATAAACAATAAGTAATATGAAAAAATGTAACAAATGTAAAGAGTTAAAAACTTTAGATAATTTTTCTAAAGATTCATCTAGAAAAGATGGTTTAAAATATACTTGTAGAAATTGTGCTGATGCAATGCATGCAAATTGGATTATTAATAATAACAATAAAGTTAAAATGCATGCAAGCAACAGTTATCAAAAACGTAAAAATCTGATTAGTCAGAGAAGAAAGGAATTAAGACTATTAAATCCTGAAAAGTATAGATTAAATGCAAAAAAAACTAGAATGAAAAATTTAACTTATTATCAAAAAAAAAGTCGTGAAGCTGCATGGAAAAAAGCAGGAATTTTAGATATGACATATGATAAATATCTTGAATTATTGAAAAATCAAAACTATAAATGTGCTGTTTGTTTAACACATTCTGATGATTTAAAAAGAAATTTAGCAGTTGATCATAATCATTCCACAGGTGTAGTAAGAGGATTATTATGTGATGCTTGTAACAGAGCTATTGGATATTTAAAAGAATCAGAATCTATATTAGTTTCTGCTATAAATTATTTAAAAAAATATGACTAGAAAAAGAACATATTGGATTTACGACTACGAAACAATTGTCAATTGTTTTATTGCTGTCTTTAGAGCATACGATTCTGATGAAACCCGTGTTTTTGTTATTAATAGAGAAAGAAATGATATACTAAAATTATTAAACTTTTTTAATGATAACATAAAACATAATGATTGGCATTTAGGTTATAATAATTTAGCATTTGATGCTCAGATAACAGAGTTTATACTTGAGTTCAGACATGATTTGGTTGTTTTAGATGCAGATGAAATATCTGCGTCTATTGCACAATATGCTAGTTCTGTAATTAACAAAAGTATTAAAGGTGAGTGGTTGGATTATCCAGAGTTTAAACTATCTATTAAATGCATTGACATTTTTAAATTGAATCACTGGGATAATGCAGCAAAGAGAAGTTCTTTAAAATGGATACAGTTCTCTATGGACTGGTATAATGTTGAAGAGATGCCTCATCACCACACAGAACCTGTTTTAACAAACAAACAGTTAGAGTCTGTTGTTAATTATTGTATAAATGACGTAAAGTCTACCAAGCAGATATTCTTACAGCGTAACAGTAAAGGTGAAAGAGTTATGGCTGCTCAGATCAACTTGAGAGCTGAACTAAGTAAAACCTATGGTGTATCTTTATATTCTGCAAGTGAACCACGTATAAGCAAAGAAATATTTCTTTTCTTCTTATCTAACAAATTAGGTAAGAGTAAGAAGGAAATAAGAGACATGCGTACATATAGAAACTTTGTAAACATCAGAGATATTATTCTTCCTATGGTAGAATTTAATACTCCTGAGTTTAAAGGTGTACATAACTGGTTTAAAAATTTAGTAGTAGATACTAAATTGTATGATAATACAGATGACAAAATCAAAGGACCTAAGTATACAATGATGTACAAAGGTGTAAAAACTGATTTTGGTTTAGGTGGTTTACATGGATGTATAAAATCTGGTATATATAAATCAGGCAATGGTAAGATTATATTATCTGCTGACGTTACATCTTTTTATCCTAATCTTGCTATTAGAAATCAATGGGGACCAGCACAATTTCCTAAGAAGGATTTTTGTGAATTGTACGAGTGGTTTTTTGAAGAGAGAAAAAAGTATGACAAAAAGAATCCATTAAATTATTTATTTAAAATTATCCTGAATTCAACTTATGGTTTAAGTAAAGAAAGAAACTCTTTTCTATATGATCCTGAGTTGACATTTAGAATTACTGTTAATGGACAATTGCAATTATCAATGTTATATGAGATGATTGCTGCAAGAATCCCTGGTTCACAACCTCTTATGCAAAATACAGATGGTCTTGAGTTTTTAATTGATGATCATTACGAAGAGTTATTCTTTGATATTTGTAAAGAGTGGGAACTTATGACCAATTTACAATTGGAAACTGTAAAATATGATAAGATGATTATTGGCGATGTCAATAATTATATTGCTGTATATGATAACGGTGAAGTAAAATGTAAAGGTAGATTTGAATTTAAAGAATTACCCTATCATAAAAACAAATCCTTTTTGATAATACCCAAAGCATTGTATGCATACTTTATTGATAATATAGATCCAAAAGATTTTATAAAAGCAAATAGAGATATTTTTGATTATTGTGCTGGTGCAAAATTAAAAGGAGATTGGTTTTTTGAAAAAAGAGGTGTAGTAAATGGGGAGTATGAATCTGAAAGATTGCAGAAACTTGTTAGATACTATATTTCTAATGTAGGTGTAAAACTAATTAAATGTAATCCTGATGGTCGTGAGATACAACTAGAAAGTGGTAAACATCTTCAGACTATATTTAATAGATATGAAGAAAAACCATGGGATGAGTATGGTGTAGAAGATTCATATTATCTTGATAAGATATATGAAGAGATACACAAAATAGAAAGATTATCTACTGTACTTCCATCAGATGGAAGTTATGGACAACAACTAGAGTTATTTTAATTAAGGGAGTGTAACAGCTCCCTTTTAATTACATTATCATGAAAGACTACATAAAAGTAATTTATGCTCAAATCAAAATTAGATTTAGCAATTCAAAACTTGACAAAGCAGAGGTACTTAGAAGATACCTCAGACGATACAAATGTATTGACATCAGCAAAGAATGTTTAAATTCTAGAATAATGTTATGATATCTTTATATAAGTATTGTGATAAGTGTAAGACTCAAAAAAACTTTGATCCTCAAACACTTAAATGTAAAACGTGTAACACTAAAAACAAACCAATAAAATGATTATAGGTATTAATGGTAAAATTGGCAGCGGTAAAGATACTGTTGGCAAAATTATACAGTATTTACTGTGTTTTAATGTAGGTGATATTACAGCAATTGAAGCTGTAACAAATCCTGAACATGAATGGTGGTTAGAAGAACAAACAAGGTGGGAAATCAAAAAGTTTGCAGGGAAATTAAAAGAAACAGCTTCTCTTCTTACTGGTATTCCTGCATATAGTTTTGAAGATCAAGAGTTTAAAAAACTTAACATGAGTCTTGAATGGGGAATGACATACAGAGAGTTTCTCCAAAAACTTGGCACAGAAGCAATGCGTAATGGATTACATGAAAATGTATGGGTAAATGCTTTGTTTGCTGATTATAAACCACAAGATGCACCATACAAACATCTTGGTAGTTTACTTGAAGATAAACATCATGGACTATTAAATAATCCTAACTGGATTATTACAGATATGAGATTTCCTAATGAGATGGAAGCTGTTGTAGAAAGAAAAGGTATTACTATTAGAGTAGTAAGATACAAAGTTGGTGATAGAGTATACTGGACAGATCCTGAAGGTGTTAAATCAGGTGTGTATGAAATAACAGAAGCATATGAAGGTTTTTGTTGTATTCATAATAATGTTTTTGAAGCTGATGTTTTTTACAACGAGGTTAAAATTCATTCAGATGAACCGCATCCATCAGAAACAAGTTTAGATGATGCTAAATTTGACTATGAGATAGTAAATGTTAGATCTATGGATAGTCTTGTAGATAGGGTAAAAGAAATATTAACTAAAGAAAACATTATATGAGAGATGGAATCAAACTATTTATAACAGGTTTTGTACAAGTGTTCTTTGTAGCAGTTAATACATATTTTATTAGTAAAAAGTTTTATGGAGGAGTTTTCTTTTGTGGATTTATTATTTCTATTGTATGGAGTTGGAATGTAAAAAAGATTGCATTTGGAAGTTTTAAAGACAGAATGTTTTATGCATTTGGTGCAGGCGTAGGTAGTTTAATTGGATTAATAGTCAGTGCTTTAATACTATGAAGATTATAAAACAAAAAACAAAAACTTTAGTTACCAGAAATAATGGGAGGAGTAGTGATGCTATTTCTCCCAATTTTATTTATGGATGTTTAGGTGGTTGTATGAAATCATATTGTTATGTAGGAAGATTTAATAATGACAAGGTGTATGTTAATGAGAACATTCAAGATATACTAAAGTCTATTGACAAATGGTCAGAATCAAAACTTATGCCTAAAACACCTAATCAGGTTGATGAAAAATATTATTGTATTGATATAGGTTGTAGTACAGATGTACCATTACATAGTAAATATTATGACTGGCAGCAAGTATTTGATTTTTTCAATACTCATCCTAAATTAAAATCAACTTTTGCTACAAAATATCCTACTAGATTTCCAATAGACAAGTATAACTTGACACATGACAAACATAGAATAAGGGTAAGTCTTATGCCTCAGAAGTATGCAGATATTTTAGAACCAAATACTGATAGTATTGATGACAGAATAGCAATGATTCCTAAGTTACAAGAGAAGATGGAAGTGCATATTAACTTTAGTCCCATTATATATGAAGAAGGTTGGCTTGAAGAGTATGATATGTTATTTCAAAAACTTGCTTATTTAGGTATAAACCTTGCTTGTGAATGCATCTTTCTAACTTATAATAACACCTCATATAAAAATGCTAGTGATATTGTGAATTCTCTATGCTGGAAACCAGAAATACAAGAATCTAAAGACTCAGAATATGCACCTGATAACATTAGATATAAATATCAGTTAAAAGCACAGATGATTTCTGAATTTACTGCATTATATGCTAAGTACTTTAATTCTAAAAACATTAGGTATATATTCTAATAGAAAAACCCCCAGGAATGGGGGTCTTTCAACAGAAGAGAGAAGAAATCAACTAACCATAAAGAACAGTTGTTTTATTATGCATATAATATAATTCTTGAAGATCTTAAAACTGCGTTATTAGCAATATTTGAAGGAGTTACAGTTACTATTATGAAAAAATCACTAGAATGAGCAGAATCTGTTGAAACACTTGAAGAAATAGTAGGACTTGATAAAAAAGCAGGATCAAATTCATCATTTAAACTTTCTCCTGATGGATCAAATAAATTTATTTGGGTTGTTGTACTAGTTAATGTTCTTTTAATACAATAAAATTCACTACCATCTGAACCTACTGGAGGAGTTGTTGCAAGTAGAGTAGGTGTTCCTGTTAAATTAGCGACTCTATTAAAATAAATTTTATATACATTACTGTCTACACCTGCTGCAACAGACATTTTTATATGTAATTGTATACTTAATATACCTTCAATAGCACCTTTAAAAAAGTTATTACCATTTGTACCAGGAGCTAATCTTCTACTATGTAATACAGTTTGACTAGTAGTGCCTGTTATATTAGTACCTATTGATGTATTATCTATAAGTGTAAAACCTGCACCTGATACAGTTAAATCACCTGAACCTAATACAGAATTACCATTTATGGTTTTAATATTAGTACCACTTATAAGTAATGCTTGGTAGTTTCTAACTAACCATGATCTAAAGTTGATAAGCAACTGATCAAAATAACTTGGGGGAACTCCAAAATTTATCATTTTATTATATTTTAAAATAAGTTATATTCAACAATGAATCCGTATCCTGATGGATTGTTTGGTTGTACAAAATACTGACCACCTACACTAAATTTAGGAAACTGAACTAACAGAGTTCCATATAGACAAGGATTAACTATACTAGCGTTTATAGTCTGAACTCCTAAGTATCCATGAAGTTCAGGTTTTTTCCACCATCCTAATGCTTTGTCTTGTGTAGTAATTATATCATCTTTTTTAGAGATGATGCTGTCTTTAATTGCTATTATTGAGTATAACTCAATGTTTTGTTTTTTAAGTATCTCGTTTTTTTCTTGAGCAAGACTTAAAAGTTGTCTACAAACATCACCTCTTACAAGGTCTTTGACAACTTCTCTACCAACTCTTTCATCTAATACTATCTTTTTTATTGTATCTGTTTGTGAAATACTTTTGAAGCTCACTAACAGACATAGTATCAATAATCTTAATTGTGTCATGTTGTATCTGTATTAATATTTTTTCCTTTTTGATTATAGTGTTTTCGCTAACTTTTAAACTATCTAGTTTATTCCAGTGTAGTTCTTCTTTTTGCTCAAGCACTTCAATCTCTTTTTCAAGACGTTGTTTTTCTTTTTGTAAGTCACTATTCTTTCCTATTCCATAAACCAAGAACAGAATAAATAATACAATTAAGATGGTTCCTAACCATTGTTGTTTTATGAACTTACTTATATGGTACATAACTTGTTTTTCCACCTTGTTTAATTGCTTTCAAAACTTGCTTACGTTGTTTACCAGTTGATTCGTATGATACGTGAACCCAGTCAGGGTTGGAATCTGTACCAAATTCCCAAATGAGCTGATCAAAGTTTAAATGTTGCTTAATGAAATCAAAAACTTGCTTATTGGTAACACCACTTGCACTACCATCCATGTCGATATCAATTGCTTCACCAGAACAATGTTGTGATGTAAGTGATCCACCTATCTTCTTGTTTAAAGCAGCACTTCTATATCCACTAGATATATGAATAGGAACTTTGAAGTGTTCTCTAATAGGTTCAAATACTTTTTCAGCTAGTAACTTAAAGTTTTCTAAGTGTGCTGGAGTAGGCTCATTGCTTATTCCATTTCTTTTTGCTGAATCACTTCTTGTAA